TTACGATGGCGTTAAATGTAATCGGTCCTGCAAGAACTGCATGACCTACAACTTGATTAACATCAACAGTAGCATCGTGTTCAGGTATAACCTCTGATGCCATTCCACCTGATCCAACAAATAGTGGACCACCTATTTCTTCTTTGTATGCCATAGTTACTCCTTATGTACTAATCGAATCTACCCTACTAACCCAACAATCAAAACCGTTAGCTGTTCCGCTTTGCGCTTTTAACACATCACCGTTTTGCATAACTATTTTAGACCCGCCTTGAATTACTTCAATTGATGAAGAAACGGGAACACTAACACCTTTAATAAGGTATCTAACGTTGTCACTGTCACCAGCATCTGTAATAAACACATCTAGCGTGTCTGTTGTGGTTAGAATATTAGCAAAACGAAGACCTACAACCGCATCATCGCTGTCTGCTGTAAAGATAGTGGTAGCAGAATTTGTTATTCTTTTACCATTTGATTCAAAATCTTGTGCCATATTTTTCTCCTAGTTTCTTATATCATAGCGCGATCGCCATCGCAACCGCGAATCCTGGTGATGCATATAGTGTATCGGTAGATACACCGCCAATTGTAATAGCGTCTGCCTCTAATGTGCCATCTATATCTGCATTTCCAGAAATATCTAAAGTCGCTGCGTCAAGTTCGCCTGTTAAAGTTATGTTTCTAAAACCTGTTATATCTTTGTTTGAGTCTACAATTACAGCTAATGATGCTGATACAGTTCCTGCTGTAATGCCGTCTAATAAATTTAGTTCTTCAGGTGTAGATGTAATTTGTGTTGTGCTTGCAGCTGCTAGTACAGGTATTGTACCTGAAACGTTTGGTAGATTAATTGTTCTATCACCAGTAGGATCGATAATTGTAAGAGTAGTTTCATGGGCATCAGCAGTAGCACCTTCAAATATTATTGCGTTTTGCGCGTTCATTGTAACGGTGTCTACAGTCGTAGTTGTACCTGCTACAGTTAGTTTAGGTACAAGTAATTCTCCTGTGCTTGGGTTATATCTTAACGCACCTGTGTCATCTAATAAAGCGTTTGACTCATTGTGAAATACAACAGGAAAGTTTGTGTTAGCTGTGCTATCGGTAACTGTTACTGTTGCTGCTAGTGTTGCATTTGCTACTGTTGTTCCAGCAATTACGCTTGATAAAGCAGTACCGGCAACTGTAATTGCATCAGCTTCTAGTGTTCCGTCAAAATCACCATCTACCGCGTCTATATTTCCTATAAATGTAGTTGCAGTTACATTTCTAAAACTTGAAATGTCTTTGTTAGCGTCAACTACAACTGCTTTAGAAGCTGCTACAGTTCCTGCAGTTACACCATCAATAGTTTCTAGCTCTGTTTCATTAATATTTGCAGAACCAATAACAAAACTAGTTCCGGTAATCGCTGTACCTGTTATCGCTGCTGCACTTGCACCACCAATAATTGCACCATCAATAGTACCACCATTAATGTCTGCAGTATCTGCAACTAGTGAGTCTATGTTTGCTGTGCCATCAATAAATAAATCTTGCCATTCTTTAGATGCACTACCTAAATCATAAGTATCGTCGTCATCAGGTATAATATTAGAATCAACCTCACCACCAAATACAATGTTGTCTGTGTTAGCGTCACCAAGAGTTAGTGTGCCACCATTAAATGTTGTTGTACCAGTAACTGTTAAATTACCACCAACGTCTAAATTAGCTCCTAGTGTAACGTCACCATCTGCGTCCAGGAATACAGCTTTGCTTGAAGGTAGTGTACAGAATACATTCTTTGTACCTGATGCAAAATTTATTTTAGTTGTGTTACCTGCTGATGTATCAATAACCGTGGTTCTTGTTAGAGTGTCGGGAGACGCGTCACCAATAGTTCCAATACCTATTTCCCACGTGCCGTCTGTTGCGTGAACAATAGCATAGTAAGTTGTATTAGTATCACCAATACCTGTTACAAATGTTTCAAAACCAGTTGCTGCCCCAGCCAAGTCTAACGTGCCTTGGCCCGTTGTGGTTGAAGTTTCTTTGACTCTATCGTTAAGGACTAATGCCATTTAAACTCCTAACTCAACCTTATAATTGCTGTACTCGTTCCTGCTGCTGGAAATTGTATTGTAAATGTACCTGCGCTTGTTGCAAAGTCACCACCAAAATCTAACCAACAAACTGCTCCTGCACTTGCTGACGCTGCTGCTCCTGATGATTGATAGATCAGAGCGTATCGCGCTGTTATTGTTGCTGTAGTCCAAGAAGTATCTGCAAAATCTATAAACGCAGTTGTTGCACTTGATCCTCCAGTCACACCATTGTTAGTTAATGTGTTTCCTGCTGCAGTGTAACCAGTTCCACTTACTTGATTAGTTACATCATATCCTGTGTCTGTCGCCGCTGCGGTACGTGAAGATGTATACAAAGCTATTTTGTATGTGTCACCACCTGATTGAAAATTGTGATTACCTTTTAAAAGTTGGTCTTTAAAAACATTACTAATTACATTAGCCATAAAATCTCCTTACGGGTTTCCTGATGGAATTGGTATTCTAACCGCGCCATCTCTGTTATCATCTCTTCTTCTGAAACCCATTTGTTCTGAAGACAAGACTTGAATTTCTCCTTGATAAGACTGTGTATACATAGCCATCATTTCAGGATTTTTTAGAAACTTAAATGCTTCTATAAGGCAGGCGTATAACAAAGCAGTTGGTGCATTATTACTAATCCAAGTCGTTGCTGTACTTGAAGATAGTCCTGTTGGTTGCGCTATATACGCAAGTTCGATAGTATACGCTGCATTTGGTGTAGGAGCAACAAATAATGTGTCTTGATCCCAGTTTGCATAGTATTTTGGTATACCTGTACTAGTTCTGTTAGGCCAATATTCTGACATAAAAGACTGATCTTTTTTAGTTAGAATAATACGTTCGTTATTAGTTAAACCACCCAAAGAACCAGCAGCACTATATATAGCAACTGTTCTTACATATGAAAAATCTGTTGGCACTTGCCCAGGTGTTGCAATAAAAGGGTCAGACGCTGTTAAAGCGGCCGTAGCATATGCTCTAAATGCATCAGAATCTACTTGTCTAAATATCTTTAACTCTGCGTGTTCAATAAAATCATTAATAATAGTTGTTGTTAAAACATTACTATCTGTTTCTGTATATTCTCTTATCTGTGTTACTAGCTCTGAATATGTTGTCATGGTGTTATTGTTGTAGGTCCAGCATAAGCGCGGAACCCTCCTCCTTGTATATTACCAGTTGTTGCCGTATCTGTCGATACTGTGAATGTGTAAGTATCAGCATCAACAACAGTTATTGTATAACCTGCTGCTTTATTTATGTTGGTCGCAGTTATTCCATCAAAACTAACCGCTGCATAAAAACGAACAGTATCACTACTTGACCTGCCGTGACCTGCTTCTGTAACTGTAATGGCGCTGGTACCAGCAGTTCCTGTTTTAAAAGAATCGCTTTTTAATAAATTAGGTGCTGCTGTTTCAACTCTATCTGGTCTTGCGTTAGCTAACCCTTGAGCATCTGCTTTATGTATATTTGGTTCTATTTGTGGATGCTTTGCTTCAAACTCAGATTTGTGTACAAATGCTCCGTTCCACTCTTTTACCATTTCTGTATATGGAAAAGCCATACCACTACGATCTGATATTGCTTTTGCTTTTCTTCCTGATGCATAATTAGACATTTGGGTAATACGCTTTCGGTGTTATGAATGTACTAGTTGAAGAACCATCTTCAGTTAACGCTCTGTTTAACTCATCTTCATAAGTCATTTTTAAAACATTAACTAACTCTGGTTTAAATTTTTGTGATAAATAATAAGCAAGTCCAGATACCATGCATGGTACAAAACGATAAGGAACATCAGCTGCATTAGTAAAACCACCAGCATCTTCTATTCTTTTAATATAATAAATTCTCATGTCAGCAGAAGCTGCTGTTGAATCAGGCGTAGGGTATATGCTTATTGTAACTCTATCAATAAAACGTTGTACATAATATTGACTAGGTTGACCTTTTGTTAGTTTACCAGACAACGCAGAATAAGTTGACCTGTCTATCTTTGACATGGCTGTATCGTTCTGTGTTGTTTGAGTTCTGTTTGTTCTGAATGTAGCTTCAAGAACATCATCCATACCAAAAATAGTAGACGGTGTTTGATTGGTTGTAGCTTGTGCTCTGTTAGTATCAGCTGTATCATCAGCAGCACTTCTAAAGAAATGATACTCAGCTTGTCCTTCAACAAGATCAATATTAGTTTCTTGAAGTTGCCAATAGTGTATTCCTCTATTGCCCCATTCTTGAAACATTATATTTAATGATCTTCTTCCAGATTTTAATTGATAACCAGTAAGTTCCTGCACACCAATTCTATCATAAGCTTCTTCTAGAATTTCATCTATATAAAAGCTACTCTCGAACGTTGCTGTTCCTGAAGTAGTATTAGGCATATGCTACTCCTTATTAAAAACTTTTACTTAACTCTAATACTATTGTGTAATGATCATGAGCTGTGTGACCATGGGTCGTTAAGTCAATGTCGCCATCAACACCTGATCCAGCGTTATTTTTAATACCACCAAAAGATCTAAAATCCATGTATCCCATGGTAGTTCCTGCTGCTGCACTACCACCTAATACTAATCCAACTACGTTAGAAGAAGCGTTAAATTCTAATGCAACTCTCATTCCACCAATATCATACCATACTTGAGTAATTGAAACTCCAGAGCAATCTACTCCTTGTGAGTTTTTTGCTAATGTTGAAACATCTATCTTTTTAACCGAAGCTTCACCGCTTCCATCAGATATGTTTGTAAGTTTTATGATAGCGGTTTTACCACCATCAGATATTGTTTGAGTTGTTACTGCGTCTGCCATTTTGTTTTTCCTCCGTTAGAGAGAAGGGGCCGAAGCCCCCGCTCCACATAAAGTTTATTTTTTAATATACTGAGTATTCTAGTTCAACTGTAAATCTACCAGCTGTAATATCAGCATTAACTGTAGTAGTTGCTCTTGCGTACAAGTGTACGTTTGCAACAGCTGCAGTTACGTTTGGTACAAAGATATGATAATTACCAGCAGTATTATTAAAGTTTACATCAACCTCAGTAATAGATTGTGTAGCACTTAACTGCTCGTTAAATGATGTAACACCAGCACCAACAATTTCTGTTCCAGATACAGCAGCGTTTGTTGCTGTTCCTGAATCTGAACTTAGTGCTAAATTACCTACCAAAGTTTGCCCTGCTGCAGTTGTAATACCAATCAAAGCTCTATGTATAAAGATTTTTGAAGGTGTTACTAAATCGTCAGGTGCATCAACGTTAAGTGTTCCTAGCTCTACAAGACAGTCATTGTCTGCGTATGCAGTTGCTGCTGCGTTAGTGCTAGCCAATGTACCAGCGAAAGATTGAATCTTTCTAGTTCCCATTGATATTAATTGTCCAGTTGAGTTAACTGAAAAACCAGTTTCTGTGATCGCGCCAGTAGCGGCTGCTTTATTAATTACGTTAAAGCCACCTTCTGTTCTGACCGGACCACTATAAGTTGTATTTCCCATAATTTTGTCTCCATTTCCGTTAATATAGTCCTGAGAAAGTCTACTGCATGAGTCTATACTAACTAAATTTAATATGCAGTGCGTCGAGTATACGCTTTTAAATGTAAATGTGCAAATAAAAAGGGGCCCGAAGGCCCCTTTAAATTGATTCTTTTGTTTAAGAATTAAACACCTGGTGAACCAAAAATACCACGCCAGTCAGAAAAGCCGAAGCTGTATCTTTCTCTAGCTTTGTATCTCATATTACCAGTGTCAAAATCACCTTCCATAGCAGTTTTAATTGCTGCTCTAGTAAAGTGTTTTAGTCCATTAGGAACATCCGTTTTGATAAAGAATGCGTCATCATCAGTTAGGAAGTTGTTTACCACGTATCCTTGTGGCAACATTCCTTTTGAAGATAGTGCATTGATATCGTTATCAGCAGTTCCAACACGTAGACTAGACTTTAAGATTCTTTCAGCTGTAAACTGTAGAGCTGAAGGTATAATCATTTTTAAGCCTCTAGCTGCAATTTTTAAGCCTCTTTCATCTTTAAACGCAGCAATGTCAATCATTGCTTGTTCTAGTGATGTTTCACTTAAGTCTGCAGCCACTGTTAACTCGTTCTTTTGATCTGCACCAGAAATAGTAGGGTGATCAAGAGCCATAAGGGCTTTGCCATCTCCACCATTTGCAGTGTCAAAACCGTTGTTAAGAACGTTTGCTGCTTTGATTTGTTTTGTGTTAGCCATAGATCTTGCTAGTGCTTTAGTATAACGCTTAGCGATGCTGTCATAAAGATTATCTTCTACAGCTTCCTCAGTGATAGAGAAAGCGAGAGC